CGCCCGTTACTGGTGCTAATGCCGCACCTAAAAGGCCCCCAGCTATTCCACCGATACTACCAAATAAACCACCTTTCTTTTGTCTTTTAGCCTCTGCTCTTTGAGCTTCCTCCAGTCTTTTTATATCTCCTTGACGTTGAACAGCCCTTGCAAGAGCCGCTCCACCAGCAGTGGCCTGTCCTCCAGTCTGCATCATCCCCATCAAACTGTTAGAATTACCCATATCAAACCCAGATAGGTTAGGGCCGGACTTAACAGGGAGAAAACCTTTAGATTTGTTAGAATGGTTAAGCATGATATAATTCCTTTGAATTTAATAAATATTTTATGACTTTTCTATAGACAAACTGCATTATACTTTAATCTCTGTCCTCCAAACAGAACTTATAGCAAATTCTGTTTCTGATGTAGTAATGTTTGTGTCATCAGGAGTAATACTTATCCCTACCACAACTCCAGCATCTACAGTGGGAATGTTGTCCCAATCTGATTCTGTGATTATATGATTTGTATTGTTTGTAAAAGTTGTTTGAAAATCAAAGGTAGCTACTGTATCTACTGTTGTGTCCCCATTGTCAACCTTTTTAATCTTAAATACTATATCAGTAGCATTGGTATTCAATGCTTCTGGCCTAAATATTATTTTAGAACATGTCATTTTAAATGGTGTTAAATACGCTGACTGCTCTTCTAATAACGTTGTAGTTTCATTGGGAGATGAAAAGGGTAAAAAAACCTCAGAGCCGGGAAGATCGTCTTGAAAATTATGTATAAAGACTCTATAATCAGTAAACTCGTTAATATATTCTATTCTCCTAGCAGTTAATTTATCATCGACTATTTGATTTCCATCGTGCGATAAATTTACTTTATAAAGCATTCCATTTAATTTTTTAAACAAAGCAAGAGTTCTATTGCTTAACAATGCAAATACCTGCTCACCATCAGACATATTATTTTTAGCGGGGTGATGAGACATAGCGGCTTTACTACTACCTTCCGATATAGCATTCCCTTTGCTGTTTTGAACTCTTCTAATTTTTCTATCTAATAAAGACATATTATTAATCTGTAGCTACCCGACTCTTATTAATGAGTCTGTACTCTACACTAATATCATTGATCTGTATCCCGTCATCGCCAGAAACGGTAGCGAATGTACTGTTTTTAACTCTAACCCTAACAGATTGACAGGATTGAGGAGAGGATATAGTTGCCCGTAGCCTTTTCCAGCTAGAGGTGTTTGAAAAGTTTCCAGTAGCATCTGTAAAAGAAGTAGAGCCATCCAACGCAAAAGATATTGGATTTAATCGGGCCGTATCACTTTTATATGTAACGGTTATAGCGTATATCTTTTTTTCTAAACTTGGAAATCCAAAGTCAAAGTCTTTAGTAGTAAAATATGCTTCATCTGCGGGAACTGCTGAAACATTAGTATAATTAAACTTTTTAATATCTATATTGCTTGAGTTTTTAATTCCAATAATTAGATCTCCGTTAAAATCTGTAGCAAAGTTAGTGTACTTTCCTGCACTGGCTGTTAACAAATCTGAATGAAAAGACCAAGCATTTGTTTTAAAATCATATATATAAGCATCTCCTTGAGTAGCTCCTGAGTGCTCTGAATCTCTAATTACTATTGCCATATCTGCATTCCCATCATAACCTACTATTGAAAAGTTTGTCATAAAGGAAGACCATTCAGATTGATCTATTTTATTGTCTATAAGATTGCCTATTTGTGAACCTGTATATATAAATAAACCCTTGTTATTGGCCCATAATATGCCTTTATTCGAGCGAAAAGATGCCGAGGGATGGTTGACCCCATTGTTCTTAATATCCTCTTCTAGAAACCAGCCAGATTCGCTTGGAGAGGATACATTTATTATCTGAACAGAATTATGTTTAAGAGCAACCAATCTGTCTGCAAAAGAGTGTAGTTTTAAATAGGCCTCCGCATCTCCTTTTACTACATCTATAAAATTAAAAGATGGAAACGTGTCAAATCTATTCGGCAGGCTAAACATGATCCTGTCTCCATACGCTGTAATATTCTCATCGTATGTATTTTTTATTTTTACATTGGCAACAAAGGCTCTTCTATTAGCTATAATGCCAGTTCTCCAACCCTCTCCTAAACGGCCTATGCTATTAGAACTAATTTCCGGGGAATACCCATTAATACTTTCAAAGGTGTCAAAGTTCATGCTTGTTAACTCTACGTCTGCATATATATCAGTTGCATTATGTGCGACCCAACTACTTTTGTCTCCTGTTAATGAAGCAGAAACACCTTCTACTAAATCAATATTAGCCAACAACAGCCAACTCGCAGTATCATCGGTATTGTCCTTACAATACATTCTACCTCCACTAATCCTTGCATCGTATCCAGTGCCGGAACTCCCTATTTTAGCCATAACCCTTAATCTTAAGTCGTTGCCAAGGACTGTTGTGAAGGTATTGTTAGTAGTAGGAATAAACAATAACGACTCTTGATTGCCGTCATACACAAAACTAACTGCTATTTTCCATGTTTTTGTCTCAAAGAAAGCATTCTCATTTGCGTTTGTAGAATCGTAATCTATGCTAAATCCAGCATTAGCACTGGGGTACGTGTTTGAAGTATCTGTTCTCCCGCTAGTAGGGGGTGCCAGTGTATTATCTTTTGAAAACCAACCTTTATGCACAGTAGCATCACCTCTTAAATCTGTAGAGCTATGTTGCACACCTCTAAAATGGTGCCTGTTAATATATCCATACCACTTTACTTTTTGTAGCGTTGGAATATCCTTGCCATCACTAACTCTAACTACATTGTCTACAATGTAGAAGGAATATTCAGGAGATATTGTAGATGCCCCGCTAATATTAGAGCTTGTCTTTGTAGATATTCTACTCGCAGTAAACGCATCGCTTGACAGATTGTATACATCTAATTCAGAGTTTTCAACGTCCGATAGTAATAAAGAATTTTCTCCAAGTGAATGAGAGGCAATACTAACAGATCCATTAGTAGTAGAGTTAGCCGCTATGGTCTCGCTAGAAAAACTACCACTAGAAAATTCTATTTCAATAGCGTTTAGATTGGCAGAGCCATCAATAGTTATACTATCCCCAATCCCACCAACGGTATAGATACCATTATTTTTAGCTGTTCCTCTAATAGATATTTGACCACCGACAACGAGATTTGTATCGATGGTATCTTTTAAACCTGAATTGGTATGGGAACTGCTTACTACATTTCCAGCTTCAAGAAACCTACCAATTAAAGTCCCAGAGCCAGCTACGCCACCATCTCCAGAATCATCAACAAACACTAAATTAGTAGACTGGCTGGTATCTACAGCTTCATATTCTGTAGAAGAATAGTCAGATTCAAAAGATGCAAGTCCGTACCCACCAGCAATAGTAGCCGCATGTGAAGGAACAGTCCCATGAGTCTCAAAAGAACCTCTAACTCTTACAGTTCTACCTTTTTGAAATGTAAAATTATAACACTCAGAAAGTTCATTGGCCTGAAGGTCTCGATACTCTTGATAAGTATTAAGACCTCCAGAGAAATCATTTAAAACCAAATGCTGTTTAGGCATTAGACACCTATTTTTTTAAGCAAGACAGACTTAATCACCTTCCAAAGTGCCTCAAGTATTTTTGCTTCAGTAGCCTCTGAAAGTATTGGTATATCTACAGATTTATTTATTTCAGCAATCACCTCTTTACCATTTTCATCTGACAACAGATCGTCTGCAATTAATTTTGCTAACATGTTAACTCCTATCTTTTATTGTTTTTATTTTATATGCAAGGTATACAATGGTCATTACTCCAATGATGCATTGTAATATTAAATTTATATTTGCTAAGTGGATACCGTAATTAACAAACGAGAGACCAGATACTTTTAAACTATCCATTAGTGCTTTCCATTTATCCTAGACAGACTACCTTCTACTCTGCTGATTTGATTGTCTAGGTCGTTAATTTCTTTGGTCATAGCATCAAACTTACGATCAAGCTTATCATCGGATTTATTCCAACGTTCAATCAGTTTAATTATCATTCCTTCCATATTTTCTAATGTTTCTGATTGTCCTCTATTCTCTGTTTTTAGATTTTCAAGGGTTTCTTGTTGTTGGGCTGACTTATTAGACAGAGAAACGACTAGATAGACAAACATTGCCCCTACTACTCCAATCATTCCCGCTTCACCGTATAAAGCCATAAAATCCATTACTTCCTCTTTTTCTTCTTCCAACTAAATGGGTTTATATTAAATTCTTTTTCATAAAATGCTACTTTCTCTGCCAACTGTTGCCTTTCAGTCCTTTCCTCCACGATATGTCTATCAAGTAAACCCCCAATCTGTTCATTTGCATCAACCATTTTATTTTCCAGATCTGTAATCCTTGTTTCAATTTTCCAATAACCATACACTAAACCACCAATGACAATAAATACATTTGCAAGAAACTTAATATTAATGGATAGAACAGCATTATCATCAATAATAGAACCTCTATAACTCCTTGCAGTCTTTGGTTTTCCACTCATTTCACCTCTACATATTCCCATTTATCGTGAAGATGGCACCAATTATCACCATGATATACCCTGTGAGCATACCAATGCTCTGTACTGTCGTGCGATAAAACCTCAATAAAAACAGTATTCATACTAGTATCCATTGGTGACAATTCATATCCAGATACAGACCATCCAGAACTGCAATTAAGACCTGTAGAAATAAACAACAGGAATATTATAACTCGTGCTAATAGTTGCATTTACATTCACTTTTTTTATAGACATACGCCCTTACCTTTTGACCTAGTTCAAAATCATTAGGATACTTACGTATCCACTTTTTTAATTTATTTTTAATCTTGTTACCCATATTTTAAACAAAGGACAACTATACTTTTAAATGTTTTGATACTTCATTGTCTCCAGCCATCATAGGAACTATTCTTGATAGCAACTCTGACTTTGTTTCAGAGCTAGAGTAAATTATACCTCTTTTATCATAAAAATCTTTTATCTCTGCTTTTGTATTGCTGTCTGTAGGGTAATCTGATTGACTGGTAGCAACTCCGTTTATAATATGATGCTTTCCTGCCATTATCCTTCCGTGACCACCTCCATGATTATCATCGCACTGGTCAACATAAGCCTGCTCTATTGTTGCCCAACTATTGCTTCTTTGTATCACTTCACCATCTTTTACTAAAAAATAAGTATAGCTAGAAGGATAAGTCAGGGCCTCTGTCGTGCCATCAGAATATGTTTTTGTGCGTACAGCACCGGGTGTTGTATTTTTGTACAGTCTTAAATAATGGCCCTGAGAACTTTTCCTAATAAGCATTAATCTTCCTTTGTTCCTTCTAACGATTTTTTAAGCATGCTAACAAATGCATCGTGACCTACTCTAAGTTGGTCTGCGATAAAACCATTAGATGCTTGTTTGTTTTGTATGTCGTTTATATGATTCACCATCATCTTCTGTTCGTCAGTTAAGTCCTCAATGATATACTCTACACCATCAAGATTAATAACTGGCTTTTCTTTTTTTTCTTTAGCCATTATTGACTCCTTGTTTAGTTAACAATTACAATCTTTGCATTTACAGCATTTACAATCGCACATTTTATGATTCCTTGCTATCTTCATAAGCTTTCTTAACTGCATCTGTCCATAGTGCATTTGCCAATGCCTTTAATTCATCAGATTCACCATTTACATCTGCATCTGGCATAAATGATTTTCTATGGTATGAGAATGATATTTCTACACCATCTTCCTCAATAGATGTTTTACAACGTTCTTGAATACATTTGTATTCTCCACGCACTTCATAATCGTATGTTTGTTTCTTTTCTAAAGCCATTTTTAACTCCTATTTGTCCATTCCAAGAATCCACTCGGAATAATTATGCAGTTCTATAAGAACCACCTATTAAAATTGAATTTTCATTACTACCATTTAATGTTGAATTTTGGTCAAGAGAAGTATCGCCATCATTAGCATCAGTCCTTTTATATAATGATATATAATTAACACCATTAACTATTCTAGCACTAATGGGATTATTGTTGGAAGCAAAGCCAGAAGCACTCACAGAAACGGCAGTAACAACATTAGTTGTACTATCTGAAGTAAATGGCAGACCAGAAATTCTTAAATCGCCTGAACCACTACTATTGGAATAAGCATCTGTTCGCACAAAACATTGAAAATGTACAACATTACCTACCTTAGTATATCGCCCTATCTGTCTATCGTGAGTCCATGAAGCATCACCGACACTAGAAAGTGTATAAGCTGGTGTAAAAGTGCCTTCTTCGTAATCATCTAAAGCGTTTGCATTGCCGTTTGCAACTTGTGTTGCTGGAAACCTTATTGCACTTGCATATAGTTGAGCTTCCCCATCAGAAGCACAAAGAACACTAGTTACATTTGAATCTCCAAGCACAACAGAGTTATCTCCTGCACCTATTGCACTGCTACCAATTACTGTTTGATTTTGAGCATCTGCACCACTTGGGTCAGCTCCATGACCTATAACTACACAATTATCGCCTGTGGTGATAACATCGCCAGCATTTGTTCCCATAGCAACGTTGTAATTCCCATTACTCAAACTTTTTAACGCTTGATAACCAACACCAATGTTTTGGCTGGGAACGTTAAGTGTAGTAGCTAAACCAGCTTGATAACCAATCATGATATTCTTTGATGGAGCTTGAGGATTTTTAAGAGCCTCAACCCCTATCGCTATATTGTATTCACCAGTTAAATTATCAGTCAATGCGTATGCTCCTACGGCAGTGTTAGAATCACCAGTGGTTAGAGCATTAAGGGCATTGTAACCTAATCCAACATTATTGTCTGCATCATCTGTCTGAGTTCCAGAGCCACCAGCTAACTCACCTACGAATACGTTGTAATCTCCTGCACCATCAGAGTCACCAGCATTTTTGCCAAATATAGTGTTGGATGTGCCAGTATCATTATTAGATAATGAAATTCTTGAATTGGTATCTATAATAAATTTATCTGTCGTGCTAGTTTTAAAGTGCATTTGGTCAGTATTGTTATCATATCTTATTTGACCAATATCACCATCATCGGTATCTCCAAAATCAATAATAGCATCTAAAGCTGTACCAGTTGTAATTCTTATTCCTGTGTTAGCACTTGTATCTGTTATTTGTAATTTTCTGGAAGCAGTACTAGAACCTATAGCTAAATCACCATCATGGGTAAAAGTCATTACATTGTCACTTGTTGTAACAGAACCATCATCTGCCGCTGAATCTGTATAAAAAACTAAATCCATTACTCCATAGTTATCAGCTCTAACTGCTCCCATATATGCTTTACCACCGGGATTATCAGTTCTTCCACTAAATAGAATACCTAAATGTTCAGTACCACTTATAGCTGGGTCTTCTATTTTTATACCATTAGTTAAAACATTATTTCCTCCACCTTCAACTCTTAAATGAAGTGGGGTATCTACATTTCCATCACTAGCATTGCCTATTCCAATTTTACTGTCTGATGTGATACGCATAACTTCAGATTGAGAGGCGTTACCATCAGTAGTATAAAATAATAAAGCAGAGCCGTTTTCAGATGATGTATATGTAGATTCTGCTAAGGCTTCAATCCTAGCCCCGACTGTTATAGTAGAAGAAGCATCTTCTGCACCGGCAAATTCTATCACACCCAATCTATGTCCAGCCGCCATAGCCGCACCATCGTCACTAAATAGCCTTAAATGCCCACCTTGAGTTGCACTGCTTGCTGTTGAGTCCTTTAACCACAACTGACCATCAATTTGTTCATCATAGGTATAGGTGTTACTACCGCTAACGGTCAAGTCCCCACTTATGGTAACGTCCCCCGAAATGGTACCTCCGGCTAGAGACATATTTAATCTATTGTTTGTGGTATCTAAAACACTGTTTAGTGCTTCTTGTGATGT